CGGTACATCAGGATCAAGTGGATCTTCAGGTTCTTCAGGATCATCAGGTAATGATGGAAATAATGGAAACAATGGTACTTCAGGATCTTCAGGATCATCAGGATCATCAGGTAATGATGGAAATAACGGAAATAGTGGTACTTCAGGATCAAGTGGATCATCAGGTAACGATGGAAATAATGGAAACAACGGTACATCAGGATCAAGTGGCTCCTCAGGTAATGATGGTAATGATGGAAACAGTGGTACATCAGGTTCATCAGGTTCCTCAGGTAACGATGGTAATGATGGTAATAATGGAAATAATGGTACATCTGGATCATCAGGTAACGATGGTAATAATGGAAATAATGGTACATCTGGATCATCAGGTAACGATGGAAATGATGGAAACAATGGAAACAATGGTACATCAGGTTCCTCAGGTAATGATGGAAATGATGGTAATAATGGAAACAATGGTACTTCAGGATCAAGTGGATCTTCAGGATCATCAGGATCATCAGGTAATGATGGAGCTACAGGACCAATAGGAGGATCAAATACACAAGTTATCTATAATAACGGTGGTTCAGCAGCAGGTTCATCAGATTTAGTATTTGCAAATTCAACAGGTCAATTAACAGCTGAAAGATTAAGAGTAGGATTAGGTGCTGCTACTGTATCTACAGATGGTATGATTAGAGCTGAAAATGATATTATAGCATTCTCATCATCAGATAGAAGATGGAAAGAAAATATTAAATCAATTGAAAATGCTTTAGATAAAGTTTCACAAATAAGTGGTAATACTTTTGATTGGAAAGAACTTACTGATGAAGAAATAAGATCTCAACATAGTAATAAAGGATCTGACGTTGGTGTAATAGCCCAAGAAATAGAAAAAGTTCTACCAGAAATTGTAACTACAAGACCAAATGGGTATAAAGCAGTTCAATACGAAAAAATTGTTGCATTATTAATTGAAGCTATTAAAGAATTAAAAGCTGAAGTTAATGAATTAAAAAAGAAATAGATGGCATTATCAAATTTAGAATTAGGTGATATAGCATTATATATAGTAGGTTCAAAAAATAGATGGGTACCATTAAGATGGTATACAGGTATCGTAGGTGGTTCAAATGTTGTGAGTACTTTTAGTAAATTCTCATTATTAACTAATGTAATAGGTTTTAATCCAGGTATACCTTCAATAACTATAGATGGACCAGATGATGGGAAGATTGAAATGGGGTATTTGAAAGGAATACCATTAGATACTCAAGGAAATCAAACTAGAGGTATAATAAGACATATGATTAGTGCTGGCTGGAGTTTAGGTGAGTATGCTAATATGTTTTTTATTGTATATGGAGGAAATTATAGAGTTATAAATTGGTGTGATAACACAACTATTTATAAAAATGGATCTTCACAAGGAACAGTAACTAATGCAGGAACTGTAACTAATGTAAACTCTTTATCTGTTGGGGATAGAATAGAATGTGATAAACCATTTTCTTTATATTATAATGGACTTCCAGGATTATATGGTGCTTACGCTGGATTTTCAGGATATGGATTTGCTACTAGAAATGATAGAGAATCAAGTACAAATGGTAATAAATTTTATATATTTTGTACAGATTATGAACCAGATGTTACTGGTGGTGCTTTTTTTCAGGTAAGATACACTACTACGTCAAATTCAAATGTAACTTCTACAACAGTAGACTTAGATGATGAATGGAATGCTGCATATGATGAATATAACACAAATATGGTAAGTGGTGGTAGAGCATATTTTGCAGGTTCTAATGTTTTAATGTGCGCTTGGAGAGGTAGATCAACTGGGTCATCATTATATGATTCTGTTCCGATGTATCCTTTAACCCCAGAACCAAAATATGGTTGGTATTCACAAGGTGGGCATATATTAGCTTGTGCTGGACCTTATCAAACTAGAGATGGGTCAACTTCAAATTATCAAGTAAAAACACGTACTGCATCAACTTCAACAACAGAATTTTCACTATCAACAAGTGTAGAAAAATGGGCAAGAAATGACTCTAACACAGGAGCAAATACTGCATCTAAGTTTGCAGGATCACCAGCAGTAACTTTTTCAGACCCAACAGGATCAGAGGGCCAAGGTGCTTTATTTGCAGCTGAATCACAAGGTGATGGTGATGGAACTGAAATGACTCCTCACGTAGGATCAAATGCTGCATCATCATTTCATTGCAACCCAGGAGGAGGTAATTGGCAAGTACATATGAGTTTATTTACAGGAAGCGCAGGAGGAGGAGTAGTTCAAAGATTTAATTCATCAAGAACATTTGTTGAATCATATGCACTTGGTAACTCAACAAATGGTTTTTCTAACACAACATCACATGCATTTGCATCTTGTCGTTTTACTAATTTAAATGCTGGAGATGTTTTTATTACTACACCTGCAAGAGGTGGAGGTCATTCACAATCATTAGCCTGGGCTGATATGGATAGTAGTGATGATGATGAAACATACTTACCTGCAGGAGAAGATATGGATGGATTTTCATTTACTTCATATACTGTGTATTATGATGAAGAAGAATCAAGTTTTTTA